TACCTGTTGTCTGGTACGATTAGATAAGTGGTCTAACATACCACTTTCTCTCAGTTCTTCCATTTCCGAGATGTTTCTCTTTTTTTGGCTGAACTTGCCTTTTTTGCCTGGTTTGGACATTGTGTTACACTTCTGTGATTTGTACCAAGTCTCCACTTTTTAGGGAGTTATTATAAAACTTGCCAAGACTGACACTTTTATCATCTTTGACAAAATCTTCCAAAACTGTTAAAAGTTTGGAGCTTGCAGGTTTCCACTTATACTCATAACTTTTTTCATTTCCTGAAAAGTTTATGAAAACCTTGGAACCTTGCACGATTACCTTATCTATGGCAGAACTGAGATTTCCTATCTCATATGTGTGTTTTTTTGCGGCCACGTTACTTTTGTGTTGTTATACTAATTATAGCACCTCTGAGTGTTTTTTGCCAATCTCGGAGACACTTTGAGAACTGTCACACTTGGGCTTGACATCTCGTGCACTGTCGGCTAAGCTGAACTCTCCAAGCCGCTCAGATACATTTATTTTAACGTTTCTAAAAAGGATACTATCCTATACTCATTTCACTACAAAATACCCTTCCCCTTACGGAACAGGTCGAAAACTAAAGAAATTCTATCGTTTTCCCCTATATTTTGTACTTTATGACGTGCGGAACTCAAGAAAATCATGAGCTTACCCTCCGCATAGGGTCTATTCTCATTCTGTACAGATAACGTAGAGATTGAGCAGTCAAATGGTAACTGACATCGTATCCTCTGAGTATTGGGGTTAGGATCAGGGTCATAATGCCATCCAAGACGTGCATCTGGTGCTAATTTGACCATACCAACGTACTTAGTCTCTCCTAACCATAACATAGTCTTATAGATCTTAGGTAAGATACTTGTGTTACGTTCGTATGGTATGTTATTATAGAAGAGTGGTGCTATACTCCACTTACTATTGTCTGTTGATATAGGTGCAGTATTAAATGCTGTACCATCTATCTCATGACCTTGATTACTATATTGTATAGTACGTTCTTGATAGTCAGTGAAGTCTCTCCACTCTATCATACTAGAATATGCATCCCACTCTTCCTTAAGTGTAGGATACACATGCTCTAGTCCTATCAGTTTGCTTTTGTTGACTTGATCAACGTTTAGGAACACGATTGATTACCTTGGGGTTCTTGGGTACATTGAGTTCTTTCTCCTCTCCTTCTGCCCATTCAGTGCAATATGCATATACGAACTCCATAGGCAGGTCTGTCTGTATCAATTGTTTGTAGCATCGTTGTCTACGTTGCAATACTCTATCAGACATATGGAGACACCACCTTGTCTGACTTGTTGGGATAGGCTGCAACCTCAGGATCTGGATCTAACCATTTCACATACTCTGGGTCTTCAATACATGCATCCAGTTGTATAGCACTATCAAGATAGTACATATCATAGTACTGTCGATTGAGGTCATTGAACTTCTGTATGCGATAGTCTGCTGCACCATTAGTCTCTAGTAGTCCCTTCTGTACAAATCTGTATGGGAAACGTTCGAGGATGATTTCGGTCTTGCTCATCTTGATCTCCTTGATAATAGTGTTTTGTTTGTTGTACCGTATGTTGAGTATAGTTTGGCATCACTGATTGCCATACCCTCACTACGAAATGGACCGTACGTTTGTGGTACGTCCTTAAATGACCAATATACTCCTCGTCTCTTTGAATTGAGTAATACGTTAATGTCCTGATTGAGGACTGTGAATTGTACTCTCTTGGGTGTTTTGGGCATTGTTCCTTGGATGAATAGTGTCCCAGTATCTTCTGTATACTAAGACGTTGACTTGTTTGTGACCATGTAGAGTTCCCTCATCAGGCCACTGGTGTGTACAAACAACAATATAATCACGACATACAAATGTAATAAAGGCATCTCCACCTTCATACGTTACTAGATCTCCCACCTCATATGGTAGTTTTCCCATGTCCTAACCAAAACCATTTCCTTTATTTAACTCCTCACGTAATGCGTATGCATCATGCAATGAGCGTTTCAAATAGCGTACCTCCTCACCTGTATACAAGAGTGGATCATCGTTTGATGTTTTGAGTGCATTCTTAATGCCTTTGATCCTCTTGGATACTGTGCTGACTGTTTCCATCTGATAGTTGTGATTGTTAGGATTGAGTTTCATAATCTAGAATAGTTTATAGTCATTACGGACTATGGACTAGAATGGGCAATCGTCAGGGACAGAGTACTCTGGACTTTCTCCACCCATCCACTTCGCACGTTGCTCGTCTTGCCACTTGAGGTGCTCAACACGACGAAGCATCTCATCTATGTGAGGCTTCTGCTGCATTTGAGTGGTGGTGAGTTCCTTCTCATATTGGTACTCTGTCCACACTTGATCATAATAAAAAGTAGTAGTCAAATGATCTCCAGTAATAGGGTGCGAGAAACAAAATACCGTAGCATTTGTTTCCCATTCTTATTATAGTGCATCTAGTCTACTATGTCTAGCCCTTTGTGCAGGTTCTCCCACTGTCACACCATCAAGTAATGCTTCAATGATAGGTGCTAATCTCGTCTTAAAGAAGTCAAAGTACTCATCAATAGTAAATGGTAGTTCATTATCGAACCATCTGTATAGGTCAGACACACCAAAGATGTGCACTCCCTCTGCTGTAAACTCTCTTGATACTTCAATTGGTATATCTCTCTTCACTGGTACAAAGTAACCACGTTCTACATTTGACTTCAACAGTGCATTCTGTCCCACTAGTCCTTCTGCTAATGCTGCTGCTACATCATGTATCTTCTGATTTGATGCTCTTACCTTCTCAGTATCAAAGTTGACGTTGCACTTACTCTCAAGATAATAGTATTTGATGAGTTCATGGTTAGGTATGCTGATGAAGTGATCAACTTGTCTTGTTCTACCGTTGACATTTACACGATCACCATCCTCCATCATGTTAGAGTTCAAGTCTGAGAATACTGTGTTCCAGAACTTCTCCAGTAGTCCACCCATTTGAATGGATATACTCTGTGTTGATGGACGTGATGACAGTCCACATGCTTCAAGTATGAAACTATCAGTAGTTTTTGGTGTGATACCCTCGATGAGTGGTAGTAGTTTTGCTTCTAGGTATTCAGTGGATGATAACATTGTCAAAATTGTAAGTAGGAATTGAACGTACTCTAATAACATTATAACCTTTATCTCTCATGACTGCGACTATATCGAAGTCCTCTTCTTTATCATAGTCCACAATAGATATAACCTCATCAGGATTAAACTGTTCAAGTTGTTGAATGAGTTGTCTGACGAGCATAATACTTGTGTCTTATATTAATATTATACAGCCTCTAGGAGACTTTGTAAACTAGGTACTGCCACTAAATGATCTGTCATACTATCCTTATAGTTTGTGACATACATGTGTTTGACTGCTGCACCGCTATGGTTCTTGTTCTTACCAAATCTCTGTCCATACCCAAATGGTCTTAACATGATATTATATTCTGATAGTGCATCCATATAAAACTCATGCTCACTGTGTATGAACATCCATTTTGCCTTGGTATTGTGCATACATGATACTAAACGTTCATGCATATCATCATCACCATGTGCATATCCTAGTCTGTCTAGGTATGGTGGATCAATGAATATGAAATCATTCTCAGTTGCGAGACTAAATATATTCTCAAAATCACCACACCATATGCTACTGCCTGATTGATGTAGGAACTTCATGTGGTTCCAGTCTAGGTTGCAACCAAACTTCTTGTAGTGTCCAAATGGTACATTGAACTTACCACTCTTATTATATCTCTCCATACCACTGAAACATAACTGTCTCACTGTGATATATGACACTGCCCACTCATATGGGTCACGTCTATTGCTGTTGATATAGTCTCTTGCTTTATAGTATTCAACACTGAGGTCATCATGCTCTAGTGTCTTCAACCATGCTACATGAGAGAATACGTCTTGGAATTTAGTAGGATGTGCTATCTGACGATACATGTTAATCAATGCATCATTCATATCATTTAATATACATCTATGGCCTAAATCAAAAGACACTGCTGCTCCACCTGCAAAAGGTTCGAGCACAGTGTCATATTTGTCTGGTAATAGTTTACGTATGAGTGGGAGTTCTCTAGTCTTGCCACCCTGATACTTGATAATAGGTTTCATGTCCTCCTTTTACGTAGTCTGTCTACTAAATTACGTGCGGATTGCTCGTTACGACAGATCTTTATTATAGCACCATTATGGATTAAAGCCAACTTCTTACCGTTGCTAGGTATTGCGTAATAACCGTCGTTGGTTGCAAAACCCATCTTGCTATCCTTATAAAATCTTGCTATTGCTCTGAGTTCTCTTTCTTCTGGTGTGAGTGCCATGGGTGTTCATAATGATGTTGTTCACTGTTGTGTATGGATAGATGTCCTCCTTTGAAACTATTCATTCTCTTAATACCACCGAATGATAGTTCTAGTTGTTTATCTGTCCATCCAAGTTTCTTGACTAATTCTGCCTTGATGTATACGTGCAGTTCTCCCTCCACATATTTAAAATCAAAGTACTTCTGTATGTCAGGATCCATGTTTCAATTTTTTACCCTCCCTATGTATAAGGTTACCAGATATTACCACACGATCATGGTCACATGTGTGTGGACATACGTAATGCATTGTTTCTGCATCAAATACATGCAAGTTGCCTACCTTAGGATATGATACTTGAGGTGGTAACCATGGGTGTTTTATGTTGGGGAACGTGAGAGGACTGCAGTTAATACAGGCATCCAGATACCACACAAAAGACCAATCAAAACCAGTATGGTTATGAGTTTCTGAATAATCGCCACATCCATACGATGCGACCCAAAGATCTTCGACTTCGTGGCTTGGGTAGAGGACATTTAATTGATTGCAAAGGTCAGGGAAATACTCGGATACATTCCAATCGGTCAGATTTGCCTTGACAGGTGCATCTGACCTACGATACCAATCTAGTTGTTCTAGTATCTCATCTGTATTTACTGGTGGTTTGACGTAAAACGTCTCAATTCTTAAGTTTTGCTTCATATTCTCTGTATGCAACATATAGTCCTCGTTCAGAACCATACGCTTCAACCTCCCATGGTTCATCCATGTATGCTGTATCAGGTGAAACTACATCACCATGCCATTTGTTGACACTACGACATAAACGTGTATCGTATCTCACTTGGTGAGTACCACGAACTCGTTGTTCAAAATGAACCAACTCATGAAATAATGTAGTAAGGTACTGTTCTTTGTTATCAAGACGGTTCTCCATCTCAATTTCAAAGTATCTAGGTTTGGATTGTGCACCCACTGCTATACATGCACCATCGTCGTTAGGCCACAGTCGTTTATCTATAATATGGATAAATGTGTTGAAGCGATTGAGTTTACGATGTTGAATGAACCATTCGATTGCATTACGAGTGATACGCTTCCGATTGCGATACCCACCAAACGTGACATAACAAGACATGACCAATGAAGAAAATTAATGAATGTTGCGATAAAGATAAGTTTTTCTGTTCCTGACATAGATTTAGCGTCCATCTTTCATCTCCTTCAACTTATTATAAAGTCGATTGTTAGACGAATGATGATCATTCATCATGAGATCCATCAGATATCTTAATTCTGATTGTGAAAATGGTTTATCCATAGTAATGTGATCTGGTGTGATGATTACTTCCATAGTATAGCAGGTAATTGGGATGGAATGCTGTCAATGCGGTCAGTCTGCAAACTGGCATAGTCCTCATGCAGTTCACATCCAATGTAGTTACGATTGTGTTTCTTGGCAACCATTGCTGTGGTTCCTGATCCCATGAACGGATCCAATACTATATCATTCTCTTCACTACCTGCTAGTATGCATGGTTCGATTAAATCAGGTGGGAAGCAAGCAAAGTGTGCTCCCTTGTATGGTTTATTGGTCACTGTCCATACTGATCGTTTATTCTTTGTTGTATAACTTTTTGTAAGCCCCGAATGTGGTTGTAACCCTGTTCCCTTATTATGATATTTTCCTTCTGTTCTGTCTCTTGTTCCCCAGTCTTGCTTGACTGGTTCTTTGATTGCTTCATTGTCATAATGATACTGTTTACTTTTACTCAATAGAAATATGTACTCATGTGATTTAGTACACCTATCCTTTACACTCTCAGGCATAGGGTTAGGTTTATTCCATATAATATCCTGTCTCAACCACCATCCGTCTGCACGTAATGCGAATGCTAACATCCATGGTATGCCTATCAAGTCCTTACTCTTGAGGTTAGTTAGTTTGTTACCACGTACAGGAGAGAAGTTAGGTAGGTCTTGCTTGGTTCTTGATACTGTCTGTTTAGGATAGTTACCGTCGGACCTGTAGTTATAGTATGTGTCTCCTATGTTTAACCATAGTGTACCATCATCAGTAAGCACATCACGTACTGATCTGAATACATCAACCAACTGTTCAATGTATTCTTCTGGTGTCTGCTCCATACCTATTTGTTTATCTTCACCACCATAGTCACGTAAGCCATAGTATGGTGGAGACGTGACACACATGCGTGCCTTGGTATCAATAGTTTTTAGTGTCTCTCGACAGTCTCCAAATAATATTTTATTCATAACCAATCTGGTTTGCGGGATGGGTCACGTAGATAATTAGATGCAACCCAAGGTTTGCTGCCAATGTAATTCTTGTAAGCAGTAAAAGTATCAATGCTTGTGTCATATTTAAACTCGTCAGGCATTGCTCTTGTGAAGGTCGTAGGGAAATCATCGTGATGAGGGAATGTATTGTTGACGTACTCGATACTAGGTTGACAACTGTGAACCTTGTTGTATCTGTGAGTATACTCTGCACACAATGCTAGACCATGATTGATTAACCATGTCCAGTGTGATTGTGCCCAGATAGTGCAAGGATGATTACGAAATGCACCCTTGTCTGTTTTGTATGGTGTACCATCTAACTTGGGTACAATACCAAAACCATGACCCCACTTGTCACTACCAACAATGGATAGCATTTGACATGTTTCGAGTGGCATCTTGACAATATGCTTGTCAGGCAAGCATTGTGCTGATACTACTGGATCTGGATCGTTAACAAAAATGTTCATAGTATAATGATAGCAGTAACTTACTGCTCTGTCAATTCGTAGTGTGGCCTCTCGTAGTGGTCATTCCAATGACGGATGTTACCTCCTACGATAAAACAGTTGGTGATGATGAGTTGTAAGAAAATAAAAGTGCGGATCATAGCAATTATGTCCGCTTCTTTATTACTATTACCTTCTTTCTGACCTAGTGCCTTTGCCCATATTCTCCATATAGTCCTCATTTACGTTTCTTCCGCTTCTTCTTGGTAGACTTGAACACACCAAGCTTGGATAATAACCACATTGTAACTATTGTCCATCCTATTACATACCATGCACTCATTCTTTCTTCTCCTCCGCACGAAATACGAGGAGTTCATCCCCAGTCTCCACATCTCTCATCTCTGGATGCACTGTTCTCTGTGGTTTCCGTGGTTTCTTCACATCTTCGAGGACTGATCCTGTCATCCTCCACATAAATGCGAATGTTGCACCAACAACTGCTGCAAAACTAATACCAAATATGAATACGGTGATGTCATTCATCGCCTTCTCCTCCTACGTTTCTTTTTAAATAACCTTTGATAGATAGGTCGCACCAAAAAGAGATCCAATATCTCAAACAGGAATACAATACATAAACCTACTATAAATCCTATCAAGACTAGGTACTCAACGAGTTTCATCATAGGTCTTCTAGTCTTGGTTCTACCCAATGTTCCGTGTTATCAATACCTGCTGCCTTTACATACCGCATGATATGATCATCTATCTGATGATATATCGGATGTAGATCTAAATCCATATTAATATCATGTGCTATCTGTGCCACCTGTGCTTCAGATAAGCAGTGGTCTGGATGCAACAAATCACAGGTTGGTATCCTGTGTTCTATTAATTCATTAAGGTTAAGTCTAATCTCGTAGTCTCTATATACTGGCATGATTGTCTATTGAAAGGGGTCTGAGACCCCTTGTGG